GATGCGTTTAACGTAACTAACGCTAGTAGAGCTTTAACATTTACAAACGGTGCAGTATCAGATGGTAAAAATGAAGTTATTAAATTAACTGGTACACTTGAAGCAAACGTAAACGTTACTATTCCAGATTCAATTGAAAAAACTTACACAGTTCAAGATGCTTGCAATCATGCAGGTTTTACTTTAACTTTTAAAACTACTTCTGGTACAGGTATTCTTTTATGTGAAGGACATACTTATCAATTATGGTCAGATGGAACAAATGTATATAAAGGTTCTGAAGAAAAAGTTTGGAGAGCAGTTAGTGCTGCTGAAACAGTTCAAGCGGGTGCTCAACTTTTAGTAAATACAAATGCTGCACCTGTAACAATTACGCTTCCGGCATCACCAAGTACAGGTGACGAAGTTTCATTTATTGACCAAGGTTATGATTTTAATACAAACGCGTTGACTGTTGGAAGAAATGCTTCTAATATAGCAAACAGTGCAGCTGACTTAGTTGTTAATACACAAGGTGCTGGTTTCACATTAGTTTATTCTGGTGATGCAACAACTGGCTGGACTTATAAGGAGAAATAATAGATGGCAAACTACGAAGCAACTAGATACGATTTTGATGGTGCAAACCTTACAGGTATTGAAGGTATTCCAAGTGGAACTATTGTTCCATGGTCAGATTCTTCTATTCCATCTGGATTCTTAGAATGTACAGGTCAAGCTGTATCGAGATCAACTTACGCAACTTTGTTTGGAATTATTGGAACTACTTACGGAGCAGGCAATGGTTCAACAACTTTTAACGTACCTGATTTACAAGATAACGTAGCGGTTTCAAAATCTGGAACTAAAAATCTAGGTTCAACTGGTGGAGCAAATACAGTTACTTCAACTGGAAATGTTGGTGGTTCAACAGCAAATGCTTCTTTATCAACAGCACAACTTGCTTCACATAGTCACCAAGCAAGAGTAGCTAACTATAATCCTGGTGCACCAACTGGACAGTTTAAAGATGGTCCAATTAATGATAGATATTATGGTCTTTCTACCAGTGGTACAGGTTCTGGACAAGGACACGCTCACAATATGAGTGCAACTTTTTCTGGTGATGCAACTTCGGTTGTTCAACCATATTTAACGGTAGTATATATAATTAAAACTTAGGAGAATATATGGCAACTAACGCAAATTGGACAATTATATTTGATGATAAATCAGTTATAAAAAATTATGCTGAAGGAGCATTAGAAGGTCTTAGTTATAAAATAAATGATGATACTTTCTGGTCTCAATCAAAATTTTCTAATATTTGGGCAATTCAATATGGAACATCTATTACTTCAGATGAAGTAGAATATAGAGATACAACTTCTCATTCATCATATGCTGATGCAAATCTAGGTGATTTTCAAGAATTTATAAATAGATGGGATTCAGCTCATTTATCTCAATTACAATCTGAATGGGATATGGATAGTGTAGATGGTGAAACTGAAGCTGAAAAAATTTCTAGAATAGGTGCAAGACCTACTTCTTATTCTTCATAGTCTCAAGATATTTTAATTTTTGCTCTAATTTAAAACTACCATCAGTTTGTTGTATATTAAAAATTAAACTATATCTGTTTTTATTTCCTTTATATGTGTCAAAACCATGTAATATTTCAGGAGGAAATATATAATAATCACCAGGTTTAGGAGTTATTTTTAAATTTAGTTCCGGTAAGTTTAAATCACACCCTTCTGTTAAATATAAAATACCATGATAACATGAATGAGTATGATAAGTTAAACTATCTCCGGGTTTTATTTCATTGCCCCATGCATCTCTTATAGTTTTTTTTTCTAAAAAATATTGAAATATTTTAGGATGTGTTGTTTGATAAGTATTTATTAAATAATTAATAAAATTAATAAATTCAGGTTTATCTACAAAATAATTCCAATCAGTCATTCCACCTTTTACATTAGTATAATTTTTTAATTTTGGATTTATATTATTTTTAATATTAATTAAAAAATTATTTATAATATCAGGATAACAATAATTACCAAAAATTATGTTTACGTTTCTAAGATAACTTATATTGATACTATTTTTATTTTGATTTAATTTGCTATTTTGAATGGTCGTAATCATCGTAACATCATCCAAGATGTTAAAATATATTTTTCACCAGATAATGGTGAATTTCCTCTATGTACATAAGGAAAACCTGCTGGCCAAATAACTATTCTACCAGTTTTAGGTTGCACTCTTTTTGAAAAATGGAGAAATTCTGTTTCTCCACCTTCTTCTACATCATTTAAATAAATAGTAAAAACAAAAGCACGTGGTTCACAATCAAAACCTTTTCCATGTTCTATATGCCAAACATGATATCCTTCGGTGGGTAATGTTTTTTGAATTTTTAAACTTGTAAAATAAAAAGGACCTCCACCATAAGCCTCTTTAGCTCCTGTGTTTTGGGCATAATGATTCCATGCTAAATCAAAATTTAGCATCATTGGTTTTAATGATTCCCACCATATTTCTAGATTAAATTCATTTGCAAAATATTGTTGGTCTTGTTTTTGTAAAACAGGTGTTTTTTCAGAACCTATTCTATTTAAAGTATTATTAAATTTATATTGATCTTCATATAATTTAATTGCTTTATTACATTCTTCTTTAGTAATGTAATTATCATAAACACCTATAAAATTATTTATGTTAACTGTTTTTTCTTTCATCTAAAATATTCTTCCATGTTGCCATTCCCATAAAAAAGGAGACTTTTTTATATGATTATATATGTAATAGTCTAAATGTAAATATTTCATAATATCATCTTTTTTTAAATATTTTTCAATATTATAAAATCTTTCATCTTTACATAAATCTGTAAATTTAGTTTCATGTGCACTTTTGTCAAAATGAATTTTTAAAAAAATATCTAAATCAGATATATCTACATAATGACTACATTGGGTATTAAAAAAATATGGAATTTGTGAAGTACTGTGTTTAATGTGGCCAATAAAACTATTTCTTATATGATGTTCATTTGCGGTAAATAATTTCTCAATATCAACATCTCTAATGTCTACATTATTTAAACATAAATCCCATTTCAAACCAGATAAAAATCTTTCATATGGATCTCTAATAATACAAAATCTAGGTTTTTTGGATAAGTGATTAGTATAAATTATTTCTTCTTTTTTAAAATTATCTTTAATACATTTTTCAATACTAGTATTTCCATTTTTATGGATTCTAACAAATTGAAATTTTTCAGTTTCAATGATATCGAATAATCTAAAATTCATTTAGAGTAAATTTGCTTTTTCTTTCTGAGTTTCGTCTAATGTTTTATCATTTTTTTCTAATTTTTTTACAGTAGTTGCATTAGGTTTCCATTCTTCTTTATTAACTACTTTACCACCTCGATCTGGCATAGTTTGAAATATTGCAATATAACTTCCATCATAAGATTTTAGTTTTTCCTTCCACCACTCAGGTTCTTTAATAGTATAATGTGCATTTTTACCATTTAGTAAAACTTGAGTTGCTGGATAACATGTAATAGTTAAAAATACCCTATTACTATAACTAAAAATATCTTTTAAAACTTCTTCAACTTTATCTTCTTGAACATGTTCCATGACATCAATACATAAAACTAAATCATATTGTCCAGTTGGTTTATTTGCATATTGTGCAACAGCTGGATCATATTTAGTTATATTTATTCCTAATGGTGATCCGGGAAGTTTTTTATTATTAAAAAGTATTGAATGAAATTTAGCTTTACCACACCCATAATCTAGTATGGTTTTTATATTATTATTTTTAATAACTTCATAAATATTATGTTTATATTCTGCTAATGCTTCACCTACCCAATGTTCTTGATTGGATGCATGAAATTTAGTTGCTTCTATTAATGACTCATACATAGTTTTTATCTTTATATTCTTTATAGTGCTTATAACATAATTCAGTAAAATTAGTCAAATGCAAAGCGTCTTTAAAAGTATCAACTTTATATGCATCAATACCATCATAACCCATTTCTTTTGCTATTTTAAATCGATAGTGACCACAATGTATTTCATTATCTTTAAATACAGCCGGAAATAATAAACCATCTTCTTTCATATATTTACGAACATTGTTTAAATGGTCCTGATCCCAGTCTATTTTGTCTTGCAATGAGTCAAAATCTATGTATGATAACCGTTCCGGGAACCATACTATTCTCGCTTTCATTATATTCATAAGTATTATATAGTAGGTTATATGCTACAAAAATTAAATTTCAAGCCTGGTTTTAACAAAATGGTTACTGATTCCGGAGCCGAGTCTC